CATGAGTTTCTTGCCGGCCATGATCGCCTGCTTTCTGTTCTGTTATTGCCAGCCGATGCGCTTGTTGAGTTCGCTGATCGGCAGTTTCCTGTATCTGCGGCCGCTGTCCGTGGCGGTGCGCAGCAGGTCGATGATGCTTGGCTTCGTTCCGGTGAAGCTGGCTTGGAAGGCGCGCAATTGGTTGACTGTCGCCGTTTCCACGAGATTCTGGTAGCGCACTCCCCTGGTCCATCCGGCCAGCTCTGCGCTCAGCGCGGAGTCCAGGGGGGTGTAGGCGACGAAATCCCTGAGGTCGGACCAGTCGAAACGCTCTCCGCCCAGGTCGCGCAGCCTCAGGCCGTGTTCGATCAGGTCGCGGCTCAGTGCGCCTCGGTGCTCTCTGACGAGCTGGCCGAGGCCTGCGATTCCCCCACGCTGACGGTGCTCGCATCCTGCCACGCCTGGAAGAAATCCATGAACTGCTGCTGGTCCTCGAACAGGTCGAGGATGTCCATGCTTGGGCTGATGCGGTGCAGGAACTTGCCCATGAATTCGATGAGGCTTGACGGGTCGGATTCGTCGATCTTGGGCAGGTCGAGCGCGAGCTTGGGGGGGATGTACTGCAGGAGCGGGAGCGAGTAGGCCTTCCTGCTTCCGGGCATCCGGAATTCGAAGCGGTTCTCTTTCTTCGTGGCTGCCGACGCGGGCACTTGGTAGATCATGGTCACGCCGTCGCCTTCTTCCCGTCATCCCAGTATTCGCGGAAGTAGATCGACTTTCCATTGCTGTCCGTGCCCATGGGCAGGAGCGCCCAGGTGACGGTGCGGCTGGCGGCGTCATCGTCCTTCATGGTGTATTTGTCGCGGTCGGTCAGCTGCGCGGAGCCGAATACGAGGCGGCCGGTCTTCGCGCCGTCCACCAGGTCGATGACCATTGCCTGCGGATCCTGCAGGTCGAGCACGCCGGCGATGGCGAGCTGGTTGCCGTGGGTGGCGTTCGCTGGCGTCGAGGTCACATTGTTCGCTCCGTACAAGGCCTTCTGCACGATGGGGTTCAGATATTCGAGGAAACCGTATGAGACGGTGGCGCTGGTGCCTTTCTTCACGACGTGGACCGCGTCGCCGCCTAGCGCGATGACGGTGTCCGTATCGATCTTCTCCTCGCGGTCGAATCCGTCGGATGTGACGTATCCGGCGCGGCCGAATGCCGGGTCGAGCGCCGTGGTGCAATCCGTGGGCAGCTTCGACCCTGTGGGTGCGAGGCTCACGCCTCCGATTGCGGTGACCGATCCGACGATCACATTGTTCTTGTCGCTCATCGCGACCTCCTTGTATCTGGCGGCTGGTGCCGTCTGCTATTGGATCTGCTGGATGATGTTGCGCGAGCGCGCCTGCAGGGTGGCCGCGTACCGGCTCATCGCCGGATAGTCGGGGTGCGGGTCGTTGCCCGGCCCGCCGAGCGTCTGCACGCCGAACAGGATGCCTGTGGATTCGCCGAGCGCCGCCGTGGCGAGCGCGGTGATTCTGCTGGCCCTGGTTTCGGTTGCGGCCCAGCCTTCGAGCGTGATGGTCCATGTGGTTGTGGTCATGGTTTCCGCTGTCGGGTTGGATGCGATGAGACGGATGAATTCGCTTGGCGTGCTCCCGCTATCGTTGATGGGGATGCGCGTGCCGATGGGGATGCCTTGCGTTTCCGGTATGCGGGTGAGGACGTCGTTGAGCTGCTGGATGCATTGCTCTTCGATGTCCTGCATGATGCTCAGCTGCATGCTCAGCCTCCTGTCAGCGCTCGGGTGAGGCAGCGTCTGGTGGCTTCGAGCCTGCGGGCTTCCTCGCTGTCGGCCGAGACGATGTATCTGGCTCGCGATTTCGATGGGGCGGGGTGGACGCGGTAGCCGTCCGCGATGCCGGCGAGGCTGTTGGCCCGGCTGGCTATCGCGTAGGCCTGGTCGCGCAGCTCGCGGTCCATGGCCGGGTCGCTCCTGAGTTCGCCGAACGCGTCGTAGTGGAATTTGATGGTCGCCTTGCCCATGTCACCCCTTCCATGCCTTGAGCGTGGCGGTCGCGTAGTCGAGGAGTCCGAGCGGATCCGCGACGCGCAATACCATGCCGTCGATCTGCAGCTCCTGCCCGGCGTAGAGGATGCGCGCATTGTCGCCGATCTGCGTATCCGAGGGCATGTAGATCGCGTACTGGCTCAGAGTGCCGTTGCGGTTGTCGCTGGCGGTTGCCGTGGCAGGGGCTTGGATGTCGCAGCCTTCCTGCTCCTGCCATTGGCCGGGCCATGCGATGGCCTGCCCGCCGTGGTCGGGCACGAGGATGGGGTTGCGGTATTTGACGGTGGTGCCGCCGAAGATGCCCAGCCCGTTCATGCCCGTGCTCCCAGCGAGTATCGGGCGGCGGCGTCGCTCCATTTCTGGGTGACGCCCACTGTGGTCGCGGCTCCGAACGTGATTGAGCGCCCGCCCAGCGCATAGGACTGGATGCCGGCGAGCGCCCGGTATTGGGTTTCGGCCTGTTCGAGTATCGCGTCGGCCAGCCCGCCGGGTATCTGCTCGTACCCGTGCGAGCAGGTGACGGTGATATTGCCCAGTTCGTCGGGCCAGCCGGACGCTCTGCGCAGGATGCCTGCGTTGAGGTTCGCGGTGTAGTCCGCTGTCGTCTCGTCTGCGATTGTCACTGATGTGATGGCGCTGATGTGCATGACGGGGAGCAGCAGCGTTCGGGTGCCGCTCCCGTCCATGACGATCGTGTCATTCGGCGTGTAGGCGGGGTTCCAGCCGATGGCGTCGATGAAGCGGTCCGATGCGCGGCGCAGGGCGAGCAGCAGCTTCGGGTTGTCGGCTGCTGCTCCTGTCAGCGTGGCGAGATCGTTGATGTCGGCCAGGTAGGTGGTAGTCTCCGCCATGGCTGGCCTCTACTTTCTCGCAGTCTGCTTGAGCGGCTTGCTTGTCTGCGGCTTCGGCGTCTCCTTGGTCACGGGCTGCTGGGCGTCGGCGGGTCTGATGCCGAGATGCTCCGCGTCCTCGCGCCGGTAGCGCACGCCGCCGATGATGATCATGTCGTGCGCGGCCATGCTCACTCGCCCTTGATGGTGGCGATGAGCAGCTTCGCCGGTTCGCGGGTCAGCAGCAGGCTTCGCTGTTCGGCGCGCAGGTAGGTGAGGTTGTGGCGGGCGTCGTCCTCGTTCTGGTTGAATGCGGCCACGCTGATCGTCTCGTAGTCGAGCAGCTGCACGACGCTGAAATCGCCGAGGATGGCGATTCCGGCTGCCACGGACTGGCAGGGGATCATGGGAACGCCCCACAGGGTGCGTGGGCCGATGCTGAACGGCCCCTGGCCGAGGTAGCGGCCGGTCGTGTCCTTGAGCAGGTCGATGGCCTCGATGTCGCTCGGGTTCAGGACGATGGCCTGGATGACGCCCTTCGACGTGTTCTGCAGCTTCGAGATCGCCTTGCGCACGGTGGTGATCGCATCCGTGTCGAACGTCTGGTTGAGCACGCCGGTCATGTGCAGGATGCCTGCCGGCTCGTTGTCGCCCGATCCGTTGAGCACCTTGTCCTCGATGGTCGATTCGAGATTGCTGCGCAGGGTCGTATCGATCAGGGTGCTGATGATCCCGTCGTCCTTGAGCTCCTGGTTGGTGACCTTGAACCCGTCGGCGTACGTGTACCCGTTAGCATTCGCCAGCTTGAATTCCAGCGTGGAGAGCGGCTTCTCGCCGCCTTCCGGAACGATGCTGGAATTGTTCGTCACGCTGATGAGCTGACGGTATTCCACGTGATCGGCGTTCGTGGTGGAGCGCGTGATCAGGTTGAGGAACACCGGCTGGTTGCGGTAGGTAAGGTCGGTGATGCCGGGCAGGCGCACGGTCTGCGTCGCGCCCTGCATTGCGGTGCCCAGCGGGGCCGGGTCGGCCTTCGCCGCGAACGAGCCGAGGTTCTTGACCTCGAATCGCACGGGAGTGCCGTCCACGCCGCGCGGATTCGCCTTCTTGAACGCCTTGAACTCCGGGGAGTTGACGAACCGCTTGCCGAGCGTGCCGCCCTTCATGCTCCGGTCTTCCGCATCATCGTTCTCGGCGGGGTCGTCGGCGAGCGCGGCTCTCAATGCGGCTGCGGTCTTCGCGCTGCGGGCGATGTCGGCTTTCAGGTCGCCGATCTCCTTGGCGAGCGTTTCGGCTCGGGTCACGTCCTCGTCGCTCATCGATTCGCCTTTCTTCGCGATGGCTGCGGCTTCGTCGAGCAGGGACTTCAGCTTCTGGTGCTTGTTCATTGGTTTTCCTCCTGCCCGATGTGGGCGAGTAGTTGCGCGAGCGCGTTGCTTTTGCGCATTAAAAAATCCTCCGAGGATTCGGAGGATTCGTTCTTGTGTTCCCGGCCTTTGCCGTCGGGCGGGTCGGGCGATACGGCGTCGATGACTTCATCCAATGCCTTGATGCCGTCGGACATGTGCTTGTGCAGTGATTTCAATGCCTCGACGTGCTTGGATGCGAGCACGCGGCCCTCTTTGAGAGTGGAGTGGTCTCCGGATCTCATTTTCGATGGTTTGACTCCGGCGTCCTTGAGCCAGCCGGTCATCTCGTCGATCTCGGACTGCTGCGCCGCGATGATTCCCTTGGCGAGCTTCGCCACGCGCGGATCATGCTCGTCGCCGTCGTCGAGGAGCTTGCTGCTCATGTCTATCGCCATCTGATGGTGCGGGATCATGGCTTTCAGATACGTGATGTCGGAGTCGGACAGATCGTCCGATTTTTCTGATTTCACGCCGATCAGCCTGGTGCCGGGGTTCGCGCCTTTCAGTGTGAGGCTGACTTCGTTGAGGTCGAAGTTCTTGACGTGTTCGAGGCCGGAATCGTCGGTTTCGATGTCGTCGGGGCTTTCGAATCCGCCGACGCTGAATTCGTGCACGCGATGCTGGGAGAGCAGCGTGTACGCCTGCTGCGCTGTCGGGTTGTTCATGTCCAATTGGGCTTCGACCTGCAGGCCCTCATTGGTTTCCGTGGCCTTCGCGGAGCCGATGTGCGACCAGATGTCATCCCACTGGTGGTCCCACAGGATCGGCAGCGGCGAATCGTCCGTGAACGTCTCGATCGATTTCGCGAACGCTCCCGGCTCCATCACTTGGCCTTGCGAGTCTGGCACTCCGAATGCGTTCACGACGGCGGTGAACTTGCCTTCGCCTGCAGCCGTGTCCGCTTTGAAGGTGAATGTCTTCGTCACCGTCCGGCGGTGGTTTTCCGTATCCATAACTGTTTCCTTTCACCATGTGTAGGACAGGACGCATGTGCATCCCGCTGATTCGTCCACGTCCAGCCCGCCGTCGCCCGGCCAGCGGGCTCCGTTGCTGAATGTGTCGCGCATGCCGACGGTTTCGCCGTTCATGGCGGCGTGCGCGGGGCGTGGGTTGGCCGATGTGACCGTCCATGTCTTCTGGGTGAGGCCGGATGCGCTGGCGGCGTCGTCCCGGCCGAATCCGGCGCAGTTGGCGACCAATGCTCCGGCCCATGCGAGCGCGGTCGAGTCCTTGAGCCGGTCGAGCAGTGATTTCTTGGGGTCCTCGCCGGAATCGTCGGAATCGTCCTCGTCCTCGTCTTCGGCGTCGTCGAGATCTTCGAGGCTGCCGAGCATGCCGTCGTTGATCTTGCTGGCCGCGTTATCGGTGATCGCGTCCACGTAGGGTCGCATCACGTCGGCGGCCCACCCGTCCTCGCTGGGGTTGTATTCGTCTATGACGCTTTTCGCGCCGGCCAGAGCGGTAGCCCACGTGTGCGGGCTCATGGCCTGGGCGAGTATCGCATCCCATTTGCGGTGGAATGCCTTGGGATCCTCCTTGTCGTCGTGCTCGGAGAGCTGGCGCTGGTAGATGCCGGTCAGCGCGTCGGCCAGGCTGGTCTGGCTGCGTGCTTTCACGGTGGCGAGCTGGTCGAGGCAGTTGCGGCGCAGCCGCATGCGCGCGGCGGACCTCACCATGCTCTCCTTGGCCTTGCGGTTCTGCGAGCCGGTGTCGGTGGGCGAGGCGAGTCCGCCTTCGGTGACGTTCAGGGGGACGATGAGCTGTTCGGTGCCGGGGATCTTGGAGTAGTCGAGCACGGTGCGCGCTTCGGCGCGTGTCATGTACGGTCCGCCGACTGCCGTCTGCAGGTAGCTCGCCATTTCCAGGAAGCTGCCGTTGAGCGCCGCGTTCCGGTCGAGCTCCCCATACAGGCCCTGCCCGTCGGCGTCCAATGCGGGAATGATCTCCAGATTGAATGCCTGCTCGAACTGCTCGAGTATGGGGCCGAGGGTGGGGCCGTAAAGCATCTGCCGGAATGCGGCTATGTTGCTGAACGTGCCCTGCCTGCTGCCTACCAGCTCGGGCGGGATGTGGAAGGCGGAGCATACTTCGATCTCGGAGAGCCGGCGTCCTTCGATGTCGTTGGCGTCCGCCGGGCTGATGGTGCTGCCCAGGCTCTTGTAGTCCATGCCATCCTCGAGGATCGGGGTTCCGCCCGCGTTCGAATCGCGGAACTCCCGCCATGATTGGACGAAACGGGCTTGTTTCTCCGGAGCCTTGTCCCAGTCCGGAGCCTCAAGGGGGCGGGTGATGATGCCGGTGAACTTGGGGCTGCGGTCCCATTGCGCGTTGCGCCATGCTACGGCGTTAGACTGCTCCTGCAGTATCTGCCTGAGCGTGACGAGCGGGCTTATCCCGCCGCCGTCGATCGGCGACCATCCGGTGCCTATCGCCAGAGGCTCGCCGGTCAGATCGAACACTCCCTGGCTCGTGTTCACGCCTACCTGCGAGATGTTGCCAGTCCGGTCGGAATTGATGGAGAGCAGGCGCGGCGGGATGCGCTGCAGCGTCATGGATCCCGCCGAATCAGGTAGGAGCGCCACGCACCAGCGGTCGTAGAGCATCGAATCGCAGGTCAGTTTGAATAGGAGATTGTAGGAGGTCTGGCGTGCTCCGGGGTTCGGCGAGCGCAGGAGCTGTTCGGCGGCGGAGTCGGAGACGCGCTGGCGGTCGTCGTCGGCGGCACGGGAGTAGATCTTCCATGGGATGACGGCGACGTTGCGGGCGGCGAATTCCACGACCTTGCGTACGCTTGGCTGGCTTTTCCAGATGTCGCGCACGTCGAGCGGCCCATTGTCGAAGAGCGCGGAGAGCGGCGTGGGCGGGTCTGCGACCTGCATGCCCCACGTGGTTCTGGTGTTGGCTCCGGTGATGCTGGGGTTGCCGATGGTGATGATGCCGGTGTCGGTGCTGAATGATGCCATTACTGCACCTGCACGATCAGGATGGAGCGGCTGGGGATGACCACGATGCCGGGCACTTCGCCGGAGGCTGTCTTCACGCCGCACAGGCGCAGGCGTCCGGGCCATGCCCATAGGCTGCGACCGGTGATGGCGGTGCCGTCGATGAGGCTGATGGTGAGGCTTCGGCCGGGCTTGAACCACATGATGTCTCCTTTGCTATGCGATGAGCAGGCCGTGGCCCTCGTAGGCGCTGCGCTTGCTCGATTCGGCGTCGGCCATGGCTTCGCTCATGGCGTTGACCAGCGCGGCCACGCCGTCGATCTTGTCGCCTGATTTGGCTTTGTCGGGTTTCACATTCTCGGCCGGGTCCATGGTGACGGCGAGGTTGTCCATGCACCAGTCCATGACCGGATGCTGGTGGGCTATCCCCGCCTGCCCCTTCATGCCGGCGAGCACGAGGCGCTGTATCTGCTTCAGCGGCGGGCTGAGTGTGAGATAGCCTTGCCTGACTTTGACCATGTTGATGCCGTCTGCCACGAGGTCGTTGACCAGCTGGCTGCTGTTGTACGGGTCGTAGCCGAGCGATCGGATGTCGAACGCTTCGGCGTCATGGTTGATGGCGGCGCGGATGAAGTCGTAGTCCTGCACGTTGCCGGGGGTGGTGGAGAGCCATCCGTCCGCCGCCCATGCGCTGGCCGCGACGTTCGTTCTCAGGTCCAGTGCGCGCAGGTTCTCTTCGGGCGTCCAGAACCGCCATATGGCCTGGAACCGGTCGCCGTCGGGGAAAAGCCAGCATAGCGCCGACAGGTCGGATACGGAGGCGAGGTCGAGGCCGCCGTAGCACGGCTTGCCTCGCAGCGCATTCTCGTCGATGTCCCGCTCGTTGGCCTGCCATGCGCGCATGCTGATGTATTTCGTGGTCTGCTTGGTGCGTACGTTGAGGTTCAGCCGCAGGAATCTCGCGAGGTTCAAGGGGCTGTCCTTGGCCTTGTCGGCTTCGGCGCGCATGAACTCTTTGGTGGGGCTCACCCCGTAGCCGGGATTGGCGCGCATCCATGTGGTCTCCTTGAATGGGTCGGCGGTCTTGGGGGCGGCGAAGATGACCGCGTACTCGCTGTCATTGTGGAATACGCCCTTGCATAGCTTCTCGACGCGGTCGCGATGCTGCGAGTACGGGCTGTGCATCTTGCCGTCGTCGGCCGTGGTGATGATCAGTCCCAATGGCTGCTCGCGAGCGCCGGTTCCTGATTCCAGCGCGTCGATCACGGTGGAGTCCCTGTGCACGTGCATCTCGTCTACGATGTAACCGCTGGGGTTCGTCCCCTGCAGCAGGTCGCCTATGGATCCGACAGCCTTGAAGAAGCTCTGGTCGATGGGGCGCACGATCTCCTTCTTCATCGACTGTATGCCGGCGGCTTTGAAATCGGGACTGTTCTCGGCGATCAGCTGCGCGGGCCGATATGCGTTCCATGCCTGCTCCTTGGATCCTGCGGCGGCGATGACCTGAGCGCCATGCTCGCCGTCGGCGAACGCGAGATACAGGCCAAGCCCGGATGCGATCGTGGTCTTGCCGTTCTTCCTGGGCACTTCGATCCACACGCTGCGGATGATGCGCACCACGCGGCCGTCCGCGTTCCGCCGCACCCAGCCGAATACTGGGGCGATGATGTATGCGATCTGCCACGGGTCGGGCCTGAGCGGATGACCGGCCCACTTGCCCTGCGTGTGCCGAAGGTGGCGCAGCGTGTCGATGACCTTGTCCACGCGCTCCGGGTCGAAGTATGCGCCCTCTGCATCGCGGGGATCCGTCGTGCGCCACAATGGCTTCTGCCATGCGTGCAGCTCGATGCCACGGGATTTGAGATACCATTTGACCTCTGGCGACAGCGGGGCTGCATATGGCCGGTCAGTCGAGCGCGAACGGGTTGCCTTCCTTGCCGCCATTCGCGTCGCCCCCTACATTGATGCGAGACCGGGCGGCGAACGACAGTCCAAGCTGCTTCGCGTATTCCAGGAACATCGATGAATTGTCCTTGAAGATCTGCGCGCGCGGGCTTTTCGCTTCCTGCCCGCCATGCCGCTTGTCCTCGGTCACGACTCCGGCCTCGATCATCTCGTTCGATGCCTTGCGTGCGACCGAGAAATGCCGCAATGCCATCTCCAGCGTCATGCCGTCGGCCTCGGACAGCAGACCGGCCTCGGACAGCACCGGAACGACCTCATCCCACAGCGCGTCGATCTCCAATGGCAACCCATTGGGCTTGTCCGGCTCCTTCGGAGCGACCAGCGACTGCGCGGTAGCCTCGCCGGAAGGCGATTCGCCGACCGGAGCGAGCTTCAAACGTCCGCGAGCGCCCATAATCGCCTCCAAAGACCGCAAAAACATGAAAACAGCCAGACAGACGGCCCGAATCTCTCCAAAACATGGAAAAATAGCGCTCGCGCACGCAAACCTGACCATGCCGCTGCCCACGGTAAGGTTCGCGCAAATGAGAACACCCCTACCCGCCGTCACGATCCCGGCGGCGCAGGGCGGCGCGTCTCATCGTGCGCTCGCGGTTCTCTCTGATAGTGATTTCCTTGTGGCATGGATAGCACAGCCATCGGCCATTCGCAATGTCGTATTTCGCTCCGCCGTCGGCGACGGGGATGATGTGGTCGGCCTGGCCGTGGGGAGCGTAGCGTCCGCACTGCTCGCAGATGCCGTTCGCGTCCTCCTTGATCTGCCGACGCCATTTGCGTTCGAGCTTCGGATCCATCTGCAGCGTGTGCTGGCTGGGCTGCTGCCACGCTGGGCGCTGGTGCTGCTCGCACCGGCCATGCTCAGTGGCTATATTGCCGCATCCTGGATAGGTGCAGCGCGTCGGAGGCATTCACGGCATTGTGATCGCCTCCCTGTCTCAGTTACGCCATGCGTCTATATCGGTCTGCCAGTCATCCAGCAGCTCAGTGCCATTCCTGTCGAGGATTGCGGACGCCTTCTGCAATTGGCCGAGCGCGGTCTTGGCTTCGATCTTGTCCGATTGGACTCCCATGGGCTTGTAGAGCAGCGGAATGATGTACTCGTCGCCGCCCTTGGTGCGTATGGCGAATCCAAGCTGCTTGATCGTCTCAACGGTCTTGCGGCCGAGAATCGCGCCGCCGACGATGCCGACCGGACCGAACAGGAGACCGCCGACTCCGGCGGCAGCATAGCCGCCCTTATTCTTCTCATCAGTCTGCACGAATGTCGTATAGGCGATTACATCGCTATACGGTATGGTGTCAGGCTTGCGTTTGAAAGCGAACTTCGGCTTGCCGTTCTTCCACCGCGTGTATATCTGCCAAGCCTTTTCATCATCCGAATACTTGACAATGCTCGACGTGCCCGAAAGCGCGCCCACAATCGATTTATACCCCATAGGGAAATTATAGCCCCATCCGCTCCGGTATGGGAACACGCATGAATCGAGAGACTACAGCATCGCCGCGCAGCATGAACTGTCCATCACGATCATATTGGAAAACCTGCCCGTAGAGATTGCCTGAGTCCGCATAGACAACCCCATCAGCGAACCATACATGCGGCGCATAAGCTCGGCCGACATCTCCCAGCAGCGCCATATCACTCGGCGAATCATCATTGAGCTGCCGGCAGGAAGCCAAATGCCTATTGCCCAGAATCGACGACGGCCTGATAGCATCCCATCCATGCCGATCGCTCACGCCGACATCCGAATGCACAGCGCTCGCGAATGTCCGAGTGAAATCCCGAATGGCCATTTTCATGAGCCGGTCGAATCGTGCGGCGTCGAACATGGGCATGTATCCGGGCTTCGGCGATGTGAGCGGCACAGGGACCGTCACGCCGGCCAAGCTCGTGCCGTGCTCATCTACGATATGGAGGCTTACTGAGGGCTGCGCTGCCATATTCGGCCTCCGATACGGTGATGCCAGCAGGCCGGGGAAACTGCGGAGAAAGGGCATAGAGCGCAGCTTGTGTACCTGTTGGCAAGTGTGATTGTGATGTTGGTCTCCATCTATGGAAAGCACCAACTGTAGATAGTTGTATGGCCACAGTCAGCCGATGTCAATTATTGGCCACACCTTGCGAATCATTGCGGGTGAATGCCTTCCACACGTCCCATACCCGGTAGACCGGCTTGCCGTACTGGCTGCCGATGGGACTGAGTATTCCGCGCCGACGCCACTCGTTGATGGTTTTTCTTTTGACGTCGATGCCATTGATTTTAAGCATGTTGCTGATGGCGCTGGCGGTGCCGGTGGTCACGATGTGCCGCTCCTCGTCGTCCACTGCGATGCTGCAGGTGAGCAGGTGCTGCTCCTGTACTTGCCGCACGTTGACGGGCTGGCCGCATTTGCAGCCGACCCATCCGCCTTTGATCTCGTCGTCGCTCAGCCATAGGTTGCGGCCGCAGCGCGGGCACAGGCCGACCATGCGCCGGTCCTCTGGCGGGGTGAGCGTCATGACCGACTGGTGCGCATACCGTCTGGCCACGTGCATGAGATGCGCGATATCCTTGCGCGACGCCAATGCGGGGACGCGCTGCGAGGCCGCATTGAGCAGCGACTCGCTTGGCATGTGCCGGTTGTACTTGAGCTGCAGTGCCCGGCCGAGCATGCCGGCGAACTCATCGACATCGTGCACAAGCTGGAACGCGGCCATATTCAATGGGATGGGAGCGACGCTTCTGGATCCTCCGCCGTGCTCGCGGCGCACGACCGTGCTGCGCCTGGATGCTTCCTCGCGCAATGCGGGGAGGCTGGAGCGCAGCGTATTCAGATCGGTCGCCAATCGTGTGGCGCATGGCTGGCATAATGGCTGGTTCGACTCGTTGCCGCAGTTGATGCATTTGTTCACTGGTTCTACGCTCCATCTGGTAGACTGGTCGTCGACTGCTCAGGTCAGTGCCATGTCTATCGGATGTGGCATTTTCATTTACTGGCCGTTGATGACGGCTTGGATGTTCCACAATGCCTCTCCCAACAGGGTGGCGATGTATTCGGCCGTGTATCCCAGCTCGTGCCAGTGCCGGATCATGTCAATTCTCGCCTGGCTCACTGCATCACCCAGATTTCTGCAGCGAGCAATGCCAGCGGATAGAGGATGCCGAAGAGGACAAGCACCATCGCGTAGAAATCGTCAGCCCGAATGCCGTCCAGCGACACCTTGATGTATTCGATTATCTTCTTCTTCATTGTTTCTCCTCGCGCTCATACAGGCCTTCCAGCGAGTTGCTTAGTGCGGAATCGTAGTGAGGCTTCACCTCGCCCCACATCTTTTCGATGACCGCTTTCTCCCCGTCGGTCATTTCCGAGCATCGGCCCAATGCCCACCCTGTCGCAGCGGCTGACATCAGCACTTCCTCGGCATCAGCCTTCCCACCGTCGCGCAGCATGTTGATAGCGACCGCGATGCCAACGCCGATCTTGAGCGAAAGGCTCTGGCGCGGATTGGACATATCGATGTTCAGCGCTTCCATAATGATTCCTCCTGGAATATCTCTGCTGTATTGGTGATCCGTTCGCCGATCGGCGCTGCATAAAGATTATTGATCTGTCCGGTGAAAGCGACAACAGACGGCCTGGGGAACAGCTTGTAGAATTCGCCTTTGCTGATCCCGGCCAGTCGCTGCACAAATTCGTCCGAATCGCGGTCGAAACGCTGTTCTGGACCAAGATAGTAGATAGATTCGTCGGTGTACGGAAGACCCGGTAACGGGAATTCATTATCTGTCTCTGGATTTACGTAGCAGATGAAATCGGCACCGTGGAACGATTCGCTGCAGACTTCGAATCTTTTCTGCCCTCGCAATATCATGTCGTAGATATACGGCTCTATCTTCACGGTGATGACAGTGGTGGTCCTCATGACTTCTCCTTGGTTATCTTGTGCAATGCGAGCAGGGTTGTGGACAATCCACTGGCGTCGGCGATGCCGACCTTCGTGAACCCCTCGACCATCCAGTTGTCAATTTTCAATGCGGTGATCCGGTCGAGCTCGTCTTGTATCTGGCCGCAGAGGGCGCATGCGCTGGCGGCGAGCGCTTCGGCTTGCGCTTGTTTGGTTTCCTGGCTCATTGCGTGTCCTTGTTTTTGGAGGCTACTAGCGGGTGGTTGTATGCGATGTCGAGCAGCTGCTTGTAGGTTGCGATGTCCCTGTCGAGGCAGCTGCTGGTCCTGTGGTCGGTCTGGGGTATGCCGTCGGTGATGTCGTGCCATAGGCTGGTGTCGATCGCGTTGAGCAGGATGCGGATGCTGGTCAGGTCGAGGCGCTGGCGGCTTACCGGCTCGTATCTGCTGATGTCGACGCCGTTGCGTTTGAGCCAGGCGATGTCGAAATGCACGCTGGAGCCGGCGGGATGCCAGGTGTCCTTTACGGCGTCCAGCTCGTCCATGGTGTCGGTGAGCCAGTCGCGCAGTAGCGCCGCCGAATGCCACATCGTCGTGCTGGCGGCGCATGCCCTCGGTATGAGGCTGTTGGCCGCATGCATCTTGAGCGCGCTGCGGTCGAATCTTACGCTTTCGGGCGGCGTGATGATGTCGTGGAAGCGTTTCCGCAGCTTGCCCGCCATATCGGTTAGGCGCAGCTCGATCTCCAATAGCGAGTTCGCTTCGAGGTCCAGTCCCGTGGTCTCCACGTCCAACCACAGCAGATAATCCATAGCTGTCTCAGTATCGGTCATGATGGTGTCTCCTATGTTTTTGTATTGGTCTATGAGTTTTTCCAAGTCCCGTGAGGTCTTGGCGAACGCGCCTAGCACGGATGCGGGCATCGGCTGTGGCCTGGATATAGTGACTGTCACTGCCTGTGCTCCTCGTACGGGTTGTGCATCTGCATGCTGAGTATCTGGTAGCAGCTTTCCTGATATCCGAGATGCTTCAATGCCGCTATCGCTCCCTCATCCCATGCCTTGGCCTGCATGCTGGTGAGCCTGTCGGTGAGCGGAGTGCTGGACGGCTCGCTTTTCGTCTCGGCGGGCCCGTATGTTCTTGCCCGTGGCGTGGACTGCTCCTCCCTGCGTCTGGTATCGGGCATGGAGTGCACGACGATGAGCGTGTTGGCGTTCTCTCCCTCGCCCCCGGTGATGTCGATGATGGTCCTCATTGGTTTCCTTTCTCTAGTTTTGGTTCGTCTGCTGGCGTCCAGTGGCCCTCGTCGTCCAGCAGGATCCATCCGTGGCGGTGGTCCATGACGGGCGTCTCGGCTGGGTTGCCATACGAGCGCACTAGCCACCCGTTGCGGTACGACTCGGCGGGATGCGCGTGCACCCAGCCATGGCAGCCCGTGGTCCCCGAGCCGCACAGCAGTATCAGATTCGATGGCTCATGCAGTCCGGGGAATGCATGCGAGCGCATTCTTCGATGGTGACGGCTGAACGTGAGCGCCGAGTAGAGGCTTTTGCCGCATCGCACGCAGCAGTAGCCATCCCGCTCGTCCACGAGATTGCAGGTTTTTCGATTTGGCTGGCTCATTGGACGGGCTCTTTGATGATCTCGATCTTGTCGCCAACGGTGATGCGAATGGTATGCGCTATGGCGCTGACCGCTCCGAATGTGATATGGACGGGGTAATCCCCGTATCCATCCTTCTTTGCTTTGTACAGCAATTCCAACAGCTCTGCTACTGTCATGATTCCTTCTTCCTTAGTGATTTCCAGTGTTTGTATTCGTTGCGGTATCTCGTATGCAGCATGAGCCAGCCAACACGCTCCCACGTGCAGTAGCAGTCATCCCAATCACGCGAGCCGTGGAACTTCACGCGCTACCACAGCCCGCAATCGGGGCACTTGGCTATGCCGCTGCTCAAGCGCCCTATCTTCGGCAATCGACATGTCGTGAAATCAGCAATGCCCGGCGTATAGTCGCTCATTCACATCAGCGCCTTGCGTGCCGCTTCGAGCGCGTTCACTGCTGACTTCCGGTAGAATTCCTTGCCCTGTTCGGCAAGATCATCCCAGACGGCAAGCTTTCTGAAAGTGCCCATCCAATGGTCGTACTCGTCCACCGCAGCGCTGGCAGCCAGGTATATCTGCTTGGCCGCCTCTTCGACCTGCACTGCCGTAAACGGCTGCGTGCTCTGCCATTGCGCGCCAGTCTCGAATGCCGCCCGCAGGTCGTCGGTCGTGACGCCGTCCAGGTACGCGAGCTTGCCGGGATGGTCGCCATCAGGCTCATGGCCAGGCCAGTACTTTGCCGGATAGCGTCGTGCTGATTCATTCTCCGCTGCGTTCATGATTCCTCCTTGACGATTTCGATGCGCGTGGGCGCGGTGATCTTCATGACCTTCATCTGCTGGGGCAGATTCCAGTCCGCGAACCCATCGAAGATAATGCACTGGTCCACGTCCTCGGGCTTGAGGCAGCCGCCCAATGGGCTGATGCTCCTGTTGACGTGGTAGGCGTAATAGCCCTCGGCCAGCACCCTGCCGTCCGGGTCCACGGCCCGCACGCGCGGAATGCCAGGCAATGGCATGATCGGATTATCGTCGTTCACTTGGTTTCCTCCAGTACGTTGATGGCCGTGAAGCCCCGGTTGAGCCTCATGCGCCCGTCCGAGCGGCGGTACATGACCGTCACGATGTCGTCCTCGTCGCACAGCAGATTCTGCTTGCGCTGGCGCAGGTGGCTGTCCAGCATCGCCCCGGACTGGAGCTGGCCGATGAAGCGATGCCCGTCCAAGCGGGATGGCGTCATATGCTCCCAGTCGATCGATGCGCTCACGTTCGTCATGACCGTTTCCTCCTGCTGCGCTGATGCGCTCTCCGATCCCATTCATGGCACCGCTCCTGATGCGTGGCACGGTACCGACGCCGATATTCGCGGTAGTGGGCTGCCCTCGACCGATCCTTTTCGAGATCCTCGGGCGTGGGAATCGTGAAATACCCGAAGCCCAATCGCCCGCCGTGCCGCGACGCCGCATCCGTGTCGGGAGCGTCTTGCCTGATGTCGTACCGGTTGTCGCGCATCGCCTCGATGACATCCGAATCGGCCAGCGCGAGCTCCAGCAGGTCCTCGGGGTAGTGGCTATGGGTGATATGCCTGGCCACGGCAGTGCCGTCCATGCGCCGCTCGCCCTGCGCGGCTCCCCGATGGGTCGTGCGGGTCATGCGATTGCCTCCAAATCATCCACCGGCAGCCGCAATGCCTTCAGGGCCTCATCCCCGCTCATCCCGTGGTTCAGGCTCTCGGCCAATGCCTGTCTGGCTTTGAGCATGGGGCTGGTGCCGAAGCCGTCCGCATTGCGGGTGGAAAGCAATCCCTTGTACGGCTGGATGAGCGTCTCCACGTGCTCGCAGCCCGGCGAATGCCGGTGCGGTGCGGTGACATGCCGCTGGGGAGCGTCCACGTGGGTCTGCTGCCGGGTGATGCCCAGCTCGTGGCCTCGCCGCAGCCAGTTGCGGAACGCCGCCGGAATGTCCCTGGGCATCTTCCCGTTGGCAAGGCACGAATCAATGAACTTATCGCGTTCGGCTTCGAGGTCAAGATTCAGGATTGCGGCGAGCGCGCGGTGCTGGTCGTCGGGCTGGAAGCCGGCGAGCGCTGATCGGGAATTCTCTTGCGCGCGTGACTCTCTTGGTTTATTAGTTGGTTTATCTTTTGTATTGGGTGACATGGGTGTCACCCCGTGGCGCTGTTTTTGGCACCCCGTGGACTCGTTTCTGTCACTCCGTGAATCGTCGCGGGGTGTCATATTGTCATCCCGTTCGGTGGTGAAGCGGGGTGTCATATTGTCATCCCGTTCGGTGGTGAAGCGGGGTGTCATATTGTCATCCAGCGGCTGGTGTGCAGAATCTGCACCCCTATCCTCTTCGATGCGAGCATCGGCAGCGGCTTCGCAGCGCTGGGGTGCAGGAATTGCACCCCTGTCGCTCTTGGACATGCTCAGATCCCTGACCACTGGACGCCGGTCGGCGCGGATATGCGACACCAGCCGCTGGTCTCCCCGCCTGATGATGCCCATCTCCTCCAGCTCGTCGAGCTTGCGCTGCACTGTCCGCATGCTCAGATGGCTCAGCTCCGCGAGGGTTCTGACCGACGGGTACGCTCCCCGCCCCCTGGGGTCCTCATGGTCGGCGAGCGCGTAGAGGATGACTCTGGCAGCGCAGTCCTTGCCGACCGGTGCATCCCTCATGACCCATGTCATCGCCTGCAGGCTCATGATCTCGCTCCCATCCCGCAATGCATCTCATCGTCGAGCGCGTCCGAGATGTCCACTTCCATGTATGTGCTCATTTTCGAATCACCTCTTGAGTAGTCTGCTGGCGGTCTGCCGGCCGGTCTCGGTCAATTGCCATACGCCCGTATAATCGGGCTGGATAAGCCCTAATTCCTGCAGTCCCTGGAATGACTGGGTGTTGTTGGTTTCGGCCGGGAAATCATTGCGCCTGTATATCGAGAGCAGAGTATCGGCCATGACATGGGACAGCGTTCTCATGAGTCCAGCCCCTCGCCAGCGAGCGCCTTTTTCTCGGCGTCGCATTGCTCGTATCCGGCCTCGACGAGCAGCGTGTAGTAGCGGCTGGCTCTCTGCCGGCGCTCTTTGCCGTAGTCGTTGGGTTCCAGCCATGTCTGCCAGTCGATGCTCGCCTCCCTGCGGGCCAGCAGCAGCAGGAGCAGCTCGTGTATTGGGCGCGATCGCTGGCGCGCCTTCAATTCGAGGATGTTCGTCTTCTCGAACAGGTGGTAGACGCCGGCCTTCGTGTCCTTCTGCGTGACCGGGAGCGGCTTGGACGCCATGCGATTGTAGGAGGCGATGAGCAGGTCGTCCCAGTTCGAGTCGCCGCGCAACGCGCCCACGCCCCAGTCCGTGCCGTTCATCAGATCGGCGAGCGCCAATTCCAGGATCAGCCCGGTATTCGCTTCCTTGGGCAGGAAGGGCAGGTGGGAGTGCAGCCATGCTATGCGCAGGTCGCGCAGGTCACTGTCCAATTGCTGCGCGTCGCGCTTCTTCTGGCGTTTCTTGGCTTCCTGCAGGCGCAGCTTCTTCTCCGCCGCGCTCTCCTCATGCTTCGTTTTGGGCAGGTAGACGCTCACCTCGTCGCTGAGCGTGATCAATGCCTTGTCCACGCCCTCGCATGTGGCGGACCATTTCTTCCACTGCGCCTTGAACGTCCCATCACGCAGGTCGAACCGCTCGGCGCGCTCATAACCCTTGGGATCAGTCCAGCTGTTTTTCGGCTTCAGCTTCTCGGGCAGGTACGCCAGGCCCAGACGGTGGATCTCAGTCTTCGCGTCCGCCGCCCATTTCGCCTCGTCGCGTCTCCTGCGGGCCTGCTTGAGCTCCCAATCCCAGTTGCCCGTGCCCGCCACCTGCGCCAGGCGCACCTGCACGTCCCGGTCATCCTCGAATTCAGCCAACGCCGAAAGCTCCAAGAGGCTCAATTGGGCGAAGTCTGCGGCCATGCCACGCACCTCGCCCGGCAGCTTCGATATCCTCAGGCGCTCGCCGACATAAGCACGGCTCCTACCCGTCTTCTCGGCGATGTCCTTGCGCGTCGCCCCCAGATCCAAGAGGCCCTGATAGGCGTCGGCCTCCTCGATGGGGCGCAGATCACTGCGCTGGCTGTTCTCGACGATCATCAGCTCAAGCTGCTGACGCGCGTCCAGGCGTTCGATCTTGCACGGCACCTCCGTCACTCCCGCCAGCTTGGCGGCGGCCAGACGTCTATGGCCGATGATGACCGTGTACTCGCCCTCCTGCTCCTGCGGCACCACCAGGAGATTCTGCTTGATGCCCTGCGCTTGGATGCTGTCAGCGAGGTCCTTGACGTCGCCCACGTCCCTGCGGGGATTGCTCGGGTGCGGATGCAAATGCTCCACACTGAGATTGATTATCTGACTTTCCATGATTCGCCCTTTCTAAAAAATTGCCTATTTGGTTTCCCAGTACTCCCAGTCGCGGAACACGAATCTGACCGTCCATATGCCGCTCTTGGGGTTGTTCGGGCCGCGCCGGTAGTCCGGCCCCTGCACATGCACGCTGTCGTCATCCGGCCAATACCCCGCCTCGGTAAGCCCGTCAATCAACGGCTTGACCGTATGGGAGAGATTGCCCGGATCAGCCCGTCCCACGCCCTTGGGATAGCAGACCACGCACAAGACACGCACCCGATCGAACACAGGCGGCCATACGCTCCGGCCGGGCCGCGCATTCACGCCCGTGAAGTACGCGAGCTGCTTCAACTGCGCCTTGCGCTCGCCTTCGGCGTCGTGGTAGCGCCGGCCGTACTTGACGCCGATGCCCCGGGACCCGTTGTCCTTGATGAGCTGCGCCTTGGCCAGCGTGAAATCGATGCTCTTTATCTCACCATTCAGGCTCATCACTGCCCCCGAACTCAGCTTCCGCCGCTGACTGGCTGAACGGATCCTGCTCGACCGCCGGTATCGGGGCTGCTCCTGGATCATCCACATTATTGGCCTCCCTGCTCGCATCGCGTCCTACGAATCCACGGCCGGTGCCCTTGGGCACGCGGAACACCTGCGCGGTCGTGAACCTGAGGTCGGGGCCTATCGCCTCGACCTGCATTTCGATGACAGTCCGTTTCGAACCGTCCTGCGCCTGATACGAGCGCTGCTTGAGGCTCCCGGTAGCGATGACCCTTTGCCCCTTGCCCAGCGACTGGGACACGTGCTCGGCCAGTTCACGCCAGCACGAGCAGCGCAGGTACAATGCGTCCCCATCCACCCACTTCCCGGTCTGCTTGTCGTACCGGCGATCATTGCGCGCGATCGTGAAGCCCGCGACGCTCGCCCCGCTGCTGGTGTCATGCAGCTCCGGGTCCGCCGTCAGCGTCCCCACGATCGTGAAGCTATTGGCATCCGCCATATCTATCTCCTTAAATCTTTTTTATCGGCCATCGGCGTGACCGCGCTCAGCCGACCATCCGCTATGCTCACGTCCTGCAAACGCGGCTGCATGATCACGTACGGGTAGTCGTCGCGCGAATTGAGCTCGCTGATCGTCCGCGTCAGCTCGCCGAACAGCTCCGCCACGTCCATCCGCTTGCCCTCGTCGGTCAATGGCCAGCTCGGGCATCCCAGCCGCCATAATGGCGCTTCGGCGCTCACCAGTCGTCCCCGATGATCAGCAGCCCAGTCAGGCACAGCATGCCAAGCCCGAACGGGAGCCACGAGAACACGCCATGCAGCAGGCCGTACACCCACCAGACGCCCGACCACGTGCCAGCCAGCAGGAGGACCGCCGGCAGGAGGATGCGGCGCAGCAGGGCGAGCAGCCGCAGCCAGTCATCGCGCTTCACGACTCCTCTCCCGTCCCATGCCGTATCCCATCGCGTTTGAACTTCATGACCACGGTCGGCTCGTACCGGATCGAATTACCGACCTTGACGTAGCGCAAGTGCTTGCCCTGGTACCGCCAGTTCGCCAGCGTCCCCGTGGCAAGCCCCAGATACTCCGCCGTCTGCGCGGGCGACCACAGTTCCGACTGCGGCGCTAGAATGGTGCTAGTCATCTGAATGCCCTTTCTCCTGACATCCGCCCCCGGTTGCAGCCGGGGGCTTTTTTCGTTTATTGAAGTAATTGCCGCGCCGGTTAGGAGAGTGGCGCGGCCCCTCCTAAAGTGGTTGATATCCGCGTACTGCGAGTGCGCGGCCTCACCGTTAGGAGAAGAATCATGGATACTGGATTGAAGGATTTTCGTCTTGTTCTGTGGAATGTCCCATCCGAAAAGATCCCCTCAAATCCCTTGGATATGAGATATCTTGACATCGATCAGGCGAGCGATCCGGGTCTGGTCGAGGCGCTGAACGATGGATGGCAGATCGTCAGCCATACCATCACCCCGATGCAGGGTGGCGGCGTACTACTCTCTTTGTTCATGCAGCGGGACATCAGAGTTCCCGATTCGCTCTGAGTGCGCCGGCTGTCGTGCCGTAGCGGCCATGGAATGTATCACATCCGCCACGGCATCGGCCTCATCAGGAGTCAGCGACACACCATCGTCCGCAAAGGACTTCAGCATGACGATTCCGCTGTTCGCCCGGTCTTGTTTTTGCCAAGCGGAAACAGATATCTTCTTGACATCCCGTGTCAGCGAGATGTCGCTCACCTTAAGCTGTTTCGGCAGTGAGGATGACGACCACGCGCCATTGCTCGTTTCGACATGGATTATTTCGTTGCTCATCCGATCCTCCTCAATCCTGATCTGACTATGAAACCGCCCTTCGGGCCTATGGCCTGCGCTTTGATGCGGGTGGTGGAGATGACGCCGTCCATGAATGTCCCCACTCGCACGAGCTCCAACGGCTCCAGATGCACGCCATTGAACGGCTGCACCATGCTCTTCGACGGCCTGCTGACATGACGGCTCATAGCACGCCCCCGATCGACAGGACCAGCCAGCCCTGCGCCAGCAGCACCACGACAGTGCCAGCAGCAATGCCGGGCGTCATAGGCTCGCGACGCTTGCCCACGCTGCACACATTGCTCACGATGCACAGCAGCAGCCACACCACCATCAGCCACAGCTTCCAGCTCATCACGCTGCCACCTCCTGCTGTCGGAAAATCGGAGGAACGAATAATGCCGGGTCCCTGTGTAGGTATTTGGCGATGCGGAAAAGCTCTGATGGTCTGAATTCCGACACGCCTTTAAGCCGCCGGACAAGGGTCGTCTGCGGTATTCCAGTCTCTCGGGCGATGCGCATAACGCTAAATCCCGAATCGCTGATAATATTGGCAATGACATCTCGTTGCCATGCGAGTACCTGTTGTGCATCCATACGGATAAATATACTTATCCAATCGGATTAATCAAATTGAGACACGCCGAACGGGTATATATTTTTATCCGAAATGACATATATTTTAATCATGGACGAACTGCTCAAGGCACAATCTAATTTATTCGCTCGACTGCTCGCGCAACTGCTGGTGGAAGCCATGAAGGAAAAAGGGTTCAAAACCACCGTCGTGGCATCCGAGATAGGAATAGGCCAGGCATCGATGAGCCGCTACATAAGCGGATCCCGTGAAATGCCAATCAGCGTGTACATGGCAATCTGCACCTACACCAATATCGACCCGCAGAAAATTTGGAGCGCCGCCTATGTGCAGGCATCCGACCCGGCGACGCTGCCAGAGGAGACACGCAAGAAGATCGCGCTCTCCGGAATGTTCGGGATGGCGGCAAACGACAACCCGCGCAAGGAAGCCGAGGCGAGACTGGATGCCGAAGACTGACCTCACCATAACCCCGCACATGACCTACAGGCAGATGCGCGACTACGCTGCTTCGCTTGGCGTGGACGTGTGCAGCGACAAGCTCCCCACAGGCAGGCAGGGCATGTACGTCAGGGCGCTGAACCTCATCGTCGTGGAGCGCCACACGACCTACCGAGTCAAGCGCTGCGCACTGGCCCACGAACTCATCCACTGGGAATATCAGGATGCTGGTTGCGATGGAATGACCATGCTCAGAGAGGAACGACGCGCACGGCAGCTGACTGCATCGATGCTGGTGTCGCCAGCGGAGTATGCGAGCGCCGAGCAGGTGTATGAGGGCGAGCGTCTGTGCATGGCGTCTGATCTGGATGTGACTTTGCAGATCCTGGACGATTATCGTGATCTGGTGCTGCCGCAGTACATGTTGGTGTGAGGGGAGCAAAAATGTAGGTTATTGATGGGAATGGCCCCGAAACGTCTGATACACGTTCCGGGGCCGGTGAAACAGCAGGTACCCGTGATAGGAGAATACCGGAGTTTCGCGTGCCATTATACGCGAGCGCTCCGGTGATAGGAGCATACGCATTGGCGATCGTCAAATCATACGAGACCGACAAGGGCATCAGGTATATGGTGCGCTATCGGATGCCGGACGGCACGACGACCATGAAGCGCGGATTCCGGCGCAAGCTGGACGCGACCAATTGGATGATCGAGAAGGAATCATCCAAGAATCATGGCACATTCGTGGCCGAGGCAGCAGGAATGACAACCATAGGTGAGCTGGAACCGGCATGGATGGCCAAGCAGAAGACGGCACGCAAGCCCAGCTACATGCGCAGTCTGGAAACCGCGTGGAAGACCCACGTCGATCCGAAATGGGGGAATCGGCAGGTCAAGAGCATCAAGGCCGGCGAAGTGCAGGAATGGGTATCCGATCTCAGCGAACGCAGGAGCGCCAGCGTCGTGCTGAGGGCCAACGGTATCCTTGCGGGCATCCTCGATGATGCCAGGCGAGATCTGCGTATCGCGAGCAACCCTGCGCGTGGCCTCACGCTGCCTCGCAGGGATCCGCGAGCGCACGTTTATCTGTCGGCCGACGAGCTGTATGCGCTGTCCGATGCGTGCATGGGCGGGAAGGGGCATCATCGCAGCGGGGATGATTTCCAGCGGTCGGCGCTGGTGCTGCTGCTGGGTACTGTCGGACTGCGATGGGGAGAGGCGATAGGCTTGCGATGGAAGGATGTCGATTTCGGCCGTCATCGCATCAATGTGCGTGTTTCTGCCACGCAGGTCGGCAATGGCGTCGTGGTCGGCCTACCGAAATCATGGGAGATGCGCAAGGTAGTTTTCCCCGAGTCGCTCGATGGGCTATTGAGGCGGCTCATGGATGGGCGGGACGCGGACGACCTGCTGTTCACCGGCCCGCTGGACGGCTATATGCGCCGGCCGCAGCCGAAGGGCAATTCGTGGTATTCGGGAGCTGTGAAGCGTGCTGGGCTGATGCCCATGACGGTTCATGACCTGCGGCACACGGCCGCGTCGCTGATGGTGCATTCCGGTGCGAACGTCAAGGCAGTTCAACATCAGCTGGGGCACAAGAGCGCGGCAATGACGCTGGACGTGTATACGGATCTGTTCGATGATGATCTAGATGAGGTGGGCGAGGCGATGAATGCGATTCTTCTCAGGTCTGCGCTCAAAACGCGCTCAAAAGCGCAGGAAAGGGCGGCATAGCTTTCAGGAGTCCAG